GACGTAAACGGTTCTAAGTCTGTTCTTACTGCTGGATCAGATGAACTGTTGTCTTCTATGAAGATTATTAAGTCATCATTTGGTAACATCACTACAGCGTCTGCAGGGGACCACTCTATCCCACTGACAGCACGTATGCCCGGTGCTACATCACTGCCAACTGCAACAGCTTCACCAGCAATGGTTGTAGCTCGTATGGCTCGTTTGCTTGATCAACAGCAGGTAGACACAGATGGTCGCTGGCTTGTAGTGGACCCGGTGTTTATGGAGCTACTTCGTGACGAAGACAGCCGCTTCATGAACGCTGATTTTGGTGAGTCAGGTGGTCTTCGCAACGGTCTTGTGATTAACAACTTTCATGGTTTCCGTATGTACACGTCCTCAAACCTGCCATCCGTAGGAACTGGACCAGGCACATCAGGAACAGCTAACCAGAACTCTAACTTTGGAGTGATTGTTGGTGGACATGACAGTGCTGTTGCTACTGCAGAGCAGATCAACAAGACTGAAACATATCGTGACCCTGACAGCTTTGCTGACATTGTTCGTGGTATGCATCTATATGGTAGAAAGATTCTTCGTCCAGAAGGTATCGTGACTGCCAAGTATAACGCAGCGTAAGGGAGGATTGAATTATGGCTACTATTTCTATGTCCACAAACTCAGCCTCTACTTCCAACAATGGCGGTACAGGCAATAAGCAGCTTCGTGGTAGCTTGGTAACTCTGCAGAACGATATTGATCTTGCAGATGCAATTCTACAAAATGGTGGCTCTGCTCTAGCAGCTAATGACATCATCGAAGCTATCGCTGTCCCAGCAAACACTATGATCCTGTACGCAGGTTTTAAAGTTGTCACTGCTATGACAGGTACTACTACTGACTCTGCTTTGCATGTTGGTATTACAGGCACAGACGTAGACTTGTTTGCTGCGTCATTTGACTTAGATGGTGCTTCAGTAGGAGACATTACTCCACCTGCAGGTCTGTCTAGCGGTGTCGTTGCTAACGTACCAGCGTTTACTGCATCAGCAGATACGATTGACGTGGAAATTCATGCGTCAAGTGGAACTATTACTGGTGGTATTATCCGTGTATTTGCGGTATGTGTCCTTATGGATGAAGTATCACAGTCAGGTTCTGCTAACGAAGTGGATCGTGATTTACTCGCGTAACTAAACTTGGGGGCTGGGCAACTGGCCCCCTCACTATATCTTTAGGACAGTGGTATGGCAGAAACATTTCTTACACTAACAAACAAAACACTTGTTAGAATGAATGAGGTAGAGCTTACGTCCTCTAACTTCTCTGCATCTAGAGGTGTGCAAACACAGTGTAAAAATGCAGTAAACGATGCCATACGTTACATTAATCAAAGAGAGTTTGGCTATCCATTTAATCATAGCACAACTAATCAAACTCTAACTGCTGGTGTAACTAGATACTCTTTGCCTACGAGTGCAAAGTATATAGATTATAATACAGCTAGAATAAAAAAAGATACTGACCTAAATACAACAGGTAACAGTTTAACTAAGCTAAACTACAACGAATACATTTCTAGAGACTACGCTATTCAAGAGGATGACGTTAAATCTACAACGCTAAATGGCTCACATTCAAGTTCTGTGACCACACTGACACTCACATCTACGAGTGACTTTGCCTCCTCTGGTACAGTGCATATAGGAGGTGAGCAAGTTACGTATACAGGTATAACAGGTAATGACATAACAGGTTGTACCAGAGGAGCCAATAGCACTACAGCAGAAACACACTCTAGCGGAGTTACAGTTACACAGTTTAGCAGAGGTGGTATACCTAGATTTATAGTTAGAACATTAGATAACAACTATTTGCTATATCCATTTCCTGATAAACAGTACATATTAACATTTGACTTTTTTACATTTCCATCTGATTTATCTGCACATGGTGACACGACAACCATACCAGACAGATTTGCACCAGTAATAATAGATGGTGCAGTAGCATACGTGTATCAGTATCGTGGTGAGTTACAACAATATCAAGTAAACTTTGACAGGTTTGAACAAGGTATAAAAAACATTCAAACACTTGTAATAAACAAGTACGACTATTTAAGATCAACTGTTTTAGGAAATGACACAACAACATACAATCCTGTGTTAAGAGTATCTTAGAATGCCAGATACATCAACTCTCCAATCCGCTACATTCAACTGCGAAGGTGGGCTAGTTCTAAACAAGTCCACTTTTATTATGCAGCCCGGTCAAGCTCTTGAGTTAGTAAACTTTGAGCCTGACATCAAAGGTGGTTATAGAAGGATAAATGGTTTTCGTAAATACGTGAACCAACAGATACCACAAACTAATACTGCATCAGAAAAAACTTTGCTAACTTGTATATTTGCAGACAGAGTTGTAGCTGCTCGTGGAGAAAGAATATTTACAGCAGGTTCTACAGAGTTACTTTTAAAAATAGAGTCCAGCACAAGCATGACAGGCTCTGGAACAATTACTGTTGATTCTACTGCAGGGTTTAGTAGTAGCGGTACATTGCAAATAAACAGTGAGATATTTACTTATACAGGGGTTACATCTACAACCTTTACAGGCGTAACTCGTGCAACCTCTAGCACGACAGCAGCTAACCATGCAGCGAATGATGTAGTATCAGAATCATGGACCCAAAGAGATACAGGCAGAACTAACGCAGGTAAGTATAACTTTGAGCGTTTTAACTTTGACGGTAACGACAAACTAATATGTGCGGATGGTGCTAACGCTCCTGTAGTATTTAATTCATCTATGAGTGCAACTGATGTAAGTGAAAGTGCTGTATCTGGTGCTAAGTTTGTGGCTGCACATAAAAACTTTATGTTTTATGCTGGTATGTCTAGCACTCCACAAGAGGTTGTATTTAGTGTTGCTGGTGATGAAGATGATTTTACATCAGGCTCTGGTGCTGGAAGTTTTAAAGTAGACGATACAATAGTGGGATTAAAGGCTTTTCGTAATGAGCTATTCATTTTCTGTGAGAATAGAATATTTAAACTTTCAGGTGTGTCTGCATCAACCTTTGTAGTCGAGCCTGTGACTAGAAACATTGGTTGCATCAACGGAGATACCATCCAAGAATATGCAGGTGACTTAATGTTTCTTGGGCCTGATGGTTTAAGAACTGTTGCGGGTACAGCTAGGATTGGTGACGTCGAACTTGGTACAGTTTCTAAAAACGTGCAGGGTTTATTTGACAAAAACATAGTTGACTCTGATCTTTTTGAGAGTGTGACTATACCTGATAAAACACAGTACAGAATATTTTTCTCTAAATCAACAGTAACCGAAAAGAGAACTAGGGGTGTTATATGTGTTATGCGAGAGAACGGGTTTGAGTTTTCAGAGATACTTGGCATACGCCCTTCTTGCACAGACTCTTTTATAACTTCAGGGGATGTAATAATACTACAAGGATCTTTTGATGGTTACGTACATAGGCAAGAAAAGGGTAACACCTTTGATGGCACAACTATACTAGGCAGATACAGGGGTCCAGACTTGAGCTTTGGTGATGCAGGTATAAGAAAACAAATGCACAGAGTTATACTTAACTACGAACCAGAAGCTGCTATCAGTGCCAACTTAATATTACGTTACGACAATGAGAGCACAGGATCAGCAAGACCTGCGCCTTACCCCTTGACAACAGCAAACGTAGGCGCACAGTATGGTTCTGCTACATACAGCACATCGTCCTCTACGACACAGTTTGTTTACGGTGGTGCTACAAACCCCTTAGTTAGACAACCAGTAGAAGGTTCAGGCTTTACTGTTGCACTAAAGGTAGATGATGATGGTGTATCTGCACCGTACTCTCTAAAAGGATTTCAATTAGAATATCAAGTAGGAGCTAGACGATAATGGGAGCTACATACACAAGACAGTCTACATACACAGATGGCGACATAATTCAAGCATCCGATACAAACGATGAGTTTGACCAACTGCTTGCTGCCTTCGCTGCTGGCAGTGGACACACACACGATGGCACAACAGGTGAAGGTGGCCCTCTTAGCACTCTGGCAGGACACGCCTTAACCTTTGGTGCAGGAACTACAGATACAGATATTGTTATTACATTTGATGGTGAGACAAATGACGGTACACTAAAGTGGATGGAGGATGAGGATTACTTTGAGTTTTCTGATGATATACTTGTAGCGTCCACAGAAAAAGTACAGTTTCGTGATACAGCTATCTTTATCAACTCTAGCACAGACGGGCAGCTTGACATTGATGCAGATACAGAGATAGAGATTACTGCACCCACTGTAGACATTAACGCATCTACTGCAGTTACAGTTAGCAATGATCTTAAATTAGATAGTGATGCTGCTGTACTAGGCTTTGGTGCTGACAACGATGTTACACTTACACACGTAGCTGATACGGGACTACTGTTAAACAGCACAAGTGTAATACAGTTTAACGATGCAAGTCAAAACATTGGTGCTCCTAATGCAACCACGCTAGACATCAACGCTACAGATGAGATTGAACTTAACGCAACACTGATAGATGTAAACGGTAACTTAGATGTATCAGGCACACTTACTGTTGCAGGCGCATTAGACTTTGGTGATGCTAACATTACTAACGTAGGTAGTATTGCACTAGATACTATTACTAATGATGGCACAGACATTACACTAGACTCCTCTGGTGATATTATATTAGATGCAGGTGGTGCAAACGTAACAATTAAAGATGACGGTACGTCTATACTTGACATCGCTAATAACTCTACTGACGTAGAACTCACAGTAAGTACAGCAGATAAAAACTTTAAGATTAAAGGAACAGATAGTTCTAGTGCAATAACTGCTTTAGACATTGATATGGCACTAGCAGGTAAAGCTACATTTAATGGCGATGTGTCTGTGGGCGCAAAACTAATAATGCCTGACAATACAGAACACAAACTACTTATCGCTGATGGGAGTAGTTACGAAGAAAAAGCTGTAGGTGATTTAAATGAGATAAGCACAGTAGCAAATGACGATGTGTTTTTAGCTGTTGACACAACTGATGGTGCTCTTAAAAAAATTACACGTAGTACCATAGTTTCTGGTCTTGCTGCATCTGGTGCTTCCATAGCTAATGTAGTAGAGGACAATACACCACAACTAGGTGGTAACTTAGATTTAAACTCAAACAATATTAATGGCGCTGGTAACATAAATCTTAATGATGGAAACTTCATAGGGGATGCAAACGGCAATGAACAGATAATCTTCCAGACTACAAGCTCTGCAGTCAATCAGTTTGATGTAACTAACGCAGCTACAGGCAATGCACCTGAGTTATCTGCAACAGGCGGTGATACAAATATTGATTTAAAACTTACGCCTAAAGGTACAGGTCAAGTAGTAATTGATGGTAACGTAGGCATAGAGTCAGGTGTCATTGATCTTAAAAACGCAGGGTCGCAGTCATATGTAAGATTTTACTGTGAGTCTTCTAACGCACACTATGCACAACTTCAAGCACCTGCACACTCTGCTTTTAGTGGCGACATAACTTTAACTCTTCCAGCTACCACAGATACGCTAGTAGGTAAAACTACCACAGACACACTAACAAATAAAACACTCACAAGTCCTGTTCTTAATACACCCACTGTGGGCACATCTATCGTACCGGCAAGTGCAGACGGTGCAGCACTAGGTAGTGCAAGTGCAGAGTTTTCTGATTTGTTCTTAGCTGATGGCGGTACAATACAACTAGGTAACGATCAGGATGTAACAATCACTCACGTTGCAGACACTGGCATATTGCTTAATAGTACGAGCGTAATACAGTTTAACGATGCCTCACAGAATATAGGAGCACCTAACGCTACAACACTAGATATTAATGCCACAGATGAGATAGAACTAAATGCTACTCTTGTAGATGTAAATGCTAACGCAGATGTTAGTGGTACATTAGCTGTTGGTGGCGTAGTTACAGCTAATGCAGGAGTTGTTGTAGATAACATTACTATTGATGGAACTGAGATAGATTTATCATCAGGTGACTTGACAGTAGATGTAGCAGGTGATATAATTCTAGATGCTGATGGCGGCGACTTTAAGTTTCAAGACAATGGAACTGAAATACTTAGAATTACCAACTCATCTAGTGACGTAATCATTAGACCTGTTGTTGATGCTAAAGATATAATACTTCAACAGAGGGACGGTACAGAGGTTGCCAGAGTAGAAGACAATGGCACGTTTAATGTTGTTGCAGACAAACTGGCAATAGATTCAACTGCAATCACAACTACGGCTGCAGAAATAAACTTAATAGATGGTGGTACATCTAGAGGAACTACAGCACTTGCTGATGGAGATGGCATACTAATCAATGATGCTGGCACAATGAGAATGACAAGTGTACAAACAGTGAGAACATACATGGAAGCTAATGCAGCATCAACAGGTAAAGCAATCGCAATGGCTATTGTGTTTGGATAGAAAGGAGAACAGAAAATGCCACAACCAAATATAGTAAGTGTAACCAGTATACATGGTCAGTCTATTGGATTTAATTTATCAGCTACAGCAACAACAACATTGTTTACTGTTGGCGATGACAGAGTTATAAAAGTAAACACTATAATGATTGCAAATGTAGATGGAACAAGTGCAGCTACTTTTGATTTGTTTGTTACAAAAAACCAAGTTGATACAGAAGATGCTAATTTAGTTGGCGCTTTTACAACTAACATTGATATATCAGGTAATTTTTATTTAGCTAAAACAATCACTGTTCCTGCTGATAGTACGTTGAACCTTTTAGAATCTCCTATATATTTACAAGAAGGAGACATACTAAAAGGTGGTGCTAGTGCATCCGGTGACTTAGATATGTTTATATCTTATGAATTAATAAATGATGCGTAGGTTTTTTAATGTC